ATACCTAAGTTTGTAGATATAGTAGTAAATGGTATTGCTGCTAAAGATTATGAATTAAAAGCTTTTGCTCAAGATCCTGTGGCTTTACAGAGTAGAACTAACTATGCTTTTAAACTTTTGTCTGATATGCAAAACCAAGAGTTTATAGCTACAGCTCAGCAAGAGTTAGGTATGGATTTTTCGCAAAGCAATGAAAAAGATAATTTACCTGCTAATATAAAAGAGCTCGAGGTTTATATGCAGTTAGATTATAAACAGTCTGTAGAAATTGCTGAAGAAGAAGCTATAAATAATACTTTAGCTTTTAATAAATATCAATTGACTAAAAAAAGAATAATAGAAGATATAGTAACTATAGGTATTGGAGCTATAAAAACTTCTTTTAATAAATCCGAAGGTGTTGTAGTTGATTATGTAGATCCCGCTAATTTAGTTTATTCTTACACCAATGATCCTAATTTTGAAGATATATATTATGTAGGTGAAATAAAGTCTATGACTTTAGCTGAAATTAAAAAAAGATTTCCATACCTAACAGATAAAGAACTTGAAATGATGGTTAGATATCCTGGTCGTGATGGTTATATAGCTAATCCTAATTATGATAACGATTTAGTTCAAATATTATTTTTTGAATATAAAACATTTATTGACCAAGTGTTTAAAATAAAAAGAACAGAATCTGGTTTAGAAAAAACATTAGAAAAACCTGACACATTTAATCCGCCTGAAAGCGATAACTTTAATAGAGCTTCAAGAAGTATAGAGGTTTTGTTTAGTGGCGCAAAAGTAATGGGTGTCCCGCAGATGCTTGAATGGAAGCTTGCTGAAAACATGACTAGACCTAAAAGTGATTTAACAAAAGTTAAAATGAATTATGTTATATGCGCGCCTAATTTATATCAAGGCCGTATAGAGTCTTTAGTCAGTAGAGTTACCAGTTTTGCTGACATGATTCAATTAACCTCTTTAAAACTACAGCAAGTTATTCAACGTATGGTACCAGACGGGGTTTTTGTAGATGTAGATGGTTTGTCAGAAGTAGACTTAGGTAATGGAACAAGCTACAACCCACAAGAAGCATTAAACATGTATTTTCAAACTGGTAGTATAGTTGGTAGAAGTTTAACACAAGATGGTGATCCCAATAGAGGTAAAGTACCAATACAAGAATTACAAACGTCTAGTGCTAACGGAAAAATAGCATCACTTGTTAATACTTATCAATATTATTTACAGATGATAAGAGATGTAACAGGTTTAAATGAAGCGCGAGATGGCAGTTTACCAGACAAGGACGCTTTAGTCGGATTGCAAAAAATGGCTGCCAATGCTTCAAATATTGCTACTAAACATATATTAGACGCTAGCTTATATCTAACATTAAGAGCTTGTGAAAATATTTCGTTACGAATTGCAGATGCTTTAGAATTTGATTTAACGAATCAAGCTTTAAAAAATTCTATAAATCAATTTAATGTTTCTACTTTAAATGAAATAAAAAGTTTATCTTTGCATGATTTTGGTATTTATTTAGAATTAGAACCTGATGATGAAGAGAAAGCACAAGTAGAGCAAAACATACAAGTTGCATTGCAGTCTGGTCAAATTTATCTTGAAGACGCTATTGATATTAGAAACATTAAAAATTTACAATTAGCTAATCAAGTTTTGAAATTTAGAAGAATTAAAAAGCAGCAAGCTGACCAAGCAGCTCAACAACAACAGATACAAGCACAAGCTCAAGCTAACATGCAACAGTCTGAGCAAGCTGCTATGAATGAAGTTCAAAAACAAGAAGCTTTAGCTCAAACAGAAATACAAATAGAGCAAGCTAAATCTCAGTTTGAAATACAAAGAATGGAACAAGAAGCATTAATTAAAAAACAATTGATGGCTGAAGAGTTTCAATATCAATTGCAATTAGCTCAAGCTAAAATAAATACTGATAGACAAAAAGAACAGTTTATAGAAGATCGTAAAGATAAAAGAACTAAAATACAAGCAACACAACAATCAAAAATGATTGAACAACGTCAAAATGACTTGTTACCTACAGATTTTGAATCAGCAGGTAATGATAATTTAGGCGGATTTGGTTTAGAGCAGTTTACACCGCAATAAACTATTTATTAATTTTTATTATATTATATTATGTCAGAACAAGTAAAAGAAGAAGGCTCTTTTAAAATCAAATCAAAAAAGCCTAAACAATTAACACAGAAAGACAACATTATTAAAGTTGACTTATCTAAAAAAGAAGAAAAAAATGCCGTTCAAGTCGGAGAAACAAAGAAGGTGGCTGTGGAAGAACAAACCGGAAATAGCCTTAAAGTGGACGAACAAGTACCAGAGTCCAGCCCAATTTCTGAAGTTAAAGAAGAAGTAAAACCTATAGAAGAGGTTGTTGAAGAGGAAATAGTAGAATTAGGGGAAAAAATTGAAGAAAAAGTTATCGCTCCAACGCCTGAAGAGGTAAGAGAAGTAGCTAAACTACCAGAAAACATTGAAAAAGTTGTAGACTTTATGAAAGAAACTGGTGGTACATTAGAAGACTATGTTAGATTAAATGCAGATTATTCTAACATAGACAACGATACTTTATTAAGAGAGTATTATAAACAAGCCAAATCACACTTAGATTCAAGTGAAATTAACTTTATGATTGAAGATAATTTTTCATATGATGAAGAAGTGGACGAGGAACGCGAGATTCGTAAAAAGAAACTTGCGTATAAAGAAGAGGTTGCTAAAGCACGAAAGCATTTAGATGGTTTAAAAAGTCAATATTACGAGGAAATCAAGTTGAGACCTGGTACGACACAAGACCAACAAAAAGCTATAGACTTTTTCAATCGCTACAATGAAGAGCAAAACACAGCTCAACAACAACATGAAGATTTTAAATCTAACACTAAAGAATATTTTACTAATGAATTCAAAGGTTTTGATTTCAACGTAGGTGAGAAAAAATTTAGATATGGGATTAAAAATCCAAGTGAAGTTGCAACTAAACAATCGAATATTACAAACACAATTAAGAAGTTCTTAGATGACAAAGGTAATGTGAACGATGTTAAAGGTTATCACAAAGCTATGTATGCCGCTGAAAACGTTGACAAAATAGCACAACATTTTTATGAGCAAGGTAAATCCGATGCTACTAAAGATCTTGTTGCTAAATCTAAAAACATATCCGAAGACGTTAGGCCTGCGCCTACCGGAGACGTATTTGTTGGAGGTTTAAAAGTTAAAGCAATTAGTGGTATTGATTCTTCAAAACTGAAGATTAAAACAAGAAAATTTAACTAAAAACAAAATTAATTATTATGGGACAAATTACTCCTGTGTTTGGAAGTATTACACCTTCTCAACAACAATTAGCTTTGCAAAACAATTATCTAGCGTTTAACGCTGGGGCTAATGACTTTGCTCAGCAATACCTACCTGAAGTTTACGAAGCTGAGGTAGAAAGATATGGAAACAGAACTTTAAATGGTTTCCTTAGAATGGTTGGCGCTGAAATGCCAATGACATCTGATCAAGTTATATGGTCAGAGCAAAATAGATTACACGTTTCTTACGATAACGTAACGCAAGGTGGTGCAGGATCTGCTGTATTTTCATTTGCTTTAGTTGCTGGTTCAGTACAAAACGCTATTTTTCCAAATGATACTGTTGTTATATTAAACCCTTCTACAGGTGTTACACTTAAAGGTGTGGTAGATAACAGTGTAGTAAACGGTGCTAATCAAGACGTTACTTGTTATCCTTTTACTGCTGCTAACTGGGATTCTCTAGGTGTTGCTGCTACAAACCTTAAAATGTTTGTATACGGTTCTATATTTGCTAAAGGATCTGCTGGACCTGTTGATAATGGTGGAGCTGTTGGATCTTACAAATCTATCCAACCTTCATTTACTCAATATTCAAACAACCCAATTATCATAAAAGATTCATTCCAAATTAATGGATCTGATATGGCTCAAATAGGATGGGTTGAAGTTGCTACTGAAGATGGTACATCAGGATACTTGTGGTATTTAAAGTCTGAGTCTGAAACAAGACTAAGATTTGATGACTACTTAGAAATGGCGATGGTTGAAGGTGAATTAGCTACTGGAGCTGGAGGTGTAAGTTTTGCTGCACAATCAGCTAACGTACCTGGTTTCTCTGCAGCTGGTGGTTCCGCTGTTGCTTATGGATCTGAAGGTCTTTTTGCAGCTATCCAAGCAAGAGGTAACGTAATGGCTGGTTTCTCAGCTGGTACTGGACTTTCTGACTTTGATCAAGTACTTAAAAACCTAGATACTCAAGGAGCTATCGAAGAAAACATGCTTTTCTTAAATAGATCTTTGGATTTAGATTTTGATGACATGTTAGGACAAATTTCAGGTGGATCTGTAGGTGGAACTGCTTACGGTTTATTTGAAAACTCTGAAGACATGGCGCTTAATTTAGGTTTCTCTGGTTTTAGAAGAGGTTCTTATGACTTCTATAAAACTAGCTGGAAATACTTAAACGATGCTTCTACAAGAGGTGGAGTTGCAGTAAGTGGAATAGAAGGTGTGTTAATACCTGCTGGAACATCAACTGTGTATGACCAACAATTAGGTACTAACATAAGAAGACCATTCTTACACGTTAGATATAGAGCTTCACAAACAGAAGACAGAAGATACAAAAACTGGATCACAGGATCTGCTGGTGGTGCTTACACTACTAACTTAGACGCGATGCAAGTTAACTGGTTATCTGAAAGATGTTTGGTAGTTCAAGCTGCGAATAATTTCGTATTATTCCAAAACTAAGATTGCTTTAAAGAGTTAGGCGCTTCGGCGCCTAGCCCTTTATTTTTATTAATTATATTATATTATATCATGTCAAAGACAAAAGAAACAATAGCCCCTAAATGGGAGATAAAAGATAGAAGATATTTTCTATTACAAGACAAAGAGCCGTTAACATATACTTTAAATTCTAAAAATTCACGTAGACATCCATTATTATGGTTTGATGAAAAAACAGGTGAACAAAAAGAATTAAGATATGCTACAAATCAAAATTCTCCATTTGTACAAGAACAAAAAGGAGAGGTAACACTAGGACACATTATATTTGAAGAAGGTGTTCTTTCTGTACCAAAACAAAAACAAAACTTACAAAAACTACTATCATTATACCACCCTAAAAAAGGTATTATTTATTCAGAGTGGGAAGCAGAGGTTGTTGCTGAAGATGAATTAGATACTATTAATTTAGAATTAGACGCTATGATGGCTGCGAAAGAAATGGATATTGATCATGCAGAAGCTGTATTAAGAGTTGAATTAGGATCTAAAGTTTCTTCATTAAGCTCTAAAGAGTTAAGAAGAGATTTACTTCTTATGGCTAAAAAAAATCCATCAAACTTTTTAGCGGTTGCAAGTGATGAAAACGTAGGTTTAAGAAATATAGGTATTAGAGCTGTAGAACAAAGAATAATTTCTTTATCTCAAGATCAAAGAAGTTTCCACTGGGGTTCTAATGATAGGAAGCTAATGACAATACCATTTGATGAAAACCCTTATTCAGCTTTAGCTGCTTGGTTTAAAACTGATGAAGGTGTTGAAGTTTTCAAAACAATTCAGAAAAAGTTACAATAATATGTAACTATAATTATAGTGAAGGGTCACTTCGGTGGCCCAAATCACTATTAACTAAAATATTAAAATGGCAATAAACGTAAATACTGTATATCAAACCGTTTTATTAATACTAAACAAAGAACAAAGGGGTTATATGACTCCAGTAGAGTTTAATAAAACAGGTGCTCAAGCTCAGTTAGAAATATTTGAAACATATTTTGATAGCTTAAATCAGCAAATACGTGTTCCACAAACAAATACAGATTACGCAGATAGAGTCGTAAATCTTGATGAAAAAATCTCTATATTTAAAGAGTTTGGAAACGCTGCATCAATATCTTCAAGCAATGTTTTCAACTTACCACAACAATTTTCTGGATCAGGAAATATAGCAACCACAACATTACCCGCTGCGACAGCTGGAGCAACAACTGATTATGTTATTCAAACAGCAACTTCTAACGAAATTTCAAATGGTGTTGTTGATGTTTTTGCAGATGGTGTTTTAATATCAGAAGCTGCTTATAGTATATCTGGAACAACAATAGCTTTTAATTCACAACCTACAGTAGGGCAAACGCTTATTGTTAATGTTTATCCTAAAGAGTTTTATAGGTTAGGACAAGTTTTATATAATCAAGGAGGTACTAGACCTGTTGAAGAAGCTGAAAGAGTTGGTATTGGAGAGCTTTATCATTTATTAAGTTCTAATTTAACAGCTCCAACTAAAACATATCCTATATATACTTATAAAAATAATCAAATAACCATGTATCCAACCTCTATAGTAAGTGGTTTGGATATTTCTTACATTAGAAAGCCTTTACCACCTATATGGAATTTTACAACTGGTGCTAATAATCAATATATATTTAATGCTTCTACATCTTTTAATTTTGAATTGCACCCTGCAGAGCAAATAGAATTAATATTAAAAATATTGTTATACGCGGGTGTTGTTATAAAAAGTCCAGAAATAGTACAAGTTGCTGCGCAACAGGTTGCTCAAGAAAATATAAATCAACAAAGATAATAAATTATGCCAGTACCTAACGGCGGTTTAATAACCGAAAACAATAGACAATATTACGCTGGAGCTCAGCAGTTTACATCAGACGGTAATGCAAATCAAACTTTTACTAGTACTTTTAATACAGAATTAGTTGTAGGCACAGGCAATTACTCTGATCCATCTACAAATGGTTATAATTTAAATAACTTTAAAATATTTACAAGTTCAGATGCTAACGTTTGGACGGAGTTAACACCATCTACAACTGATATAGACGCAACTTCTAGTGGTGCTAACAACGCTGGTCAACCAGTTTTAGTTATTACAGCATTAACACCTACACCAACTGGCGGTAATTTATTTTCTGTTATAAATAAAACAACTGGTTTGGTTTATGGAACTATTACAACAGCTGTAAATGCTGGTGGTGTAGATAATTTAACTTTAAATAAAAACTTACCAACTGGTGGCGTTGCTAATGGTACTGAATTAAGTATAAGAAGAATAACTACTTGGACTGAAAGTTTGGGTGTTATTACCATACCTCAAACTTTAGCTTTAAATACGTATGTTAAAATACAGTTAAATGAAAACGCTTTAGACGAGTCTCACGGTAGCTATGAGTATACAAAATTAAACGATGTTATTGACAACTTTTTAATTGCTTACGTTGGCGCTGGAAAACTTATTCCAAGCGTTAAAAGGACAGATGTTATATTTCATGCAAGACGTGGTTTACAGGAATTTAGCTATGATACTTTAAAAAGTATAAAGTCATCAGAGCTTACAGTACCTTCAAGTTTAAGTTTAATTATACCTCAGGATTATGTTAATTATGTTAAATTATCTTGGATAGATGATTTAGGTGTTTTACACACAATTTATCCCTCTAATAATTTAAATCAAAGTCCATATTATAGTTTTACACAAGATGACGAAGGTAATCCTATACAAGACAGTAATGATAATAACACAGAGGTTAGTTCACAAATAGATGCAGCTTGGAATAAAGCTAACCCTAGACAAATAAGTGGTGGATTTAAAAATGATTTACAAAATGCTAATGTATTAGATAGAAGCGTTTATGATGGTTTTTTAGGTCAAAGATACGGTTTAGAACCTCAAACAAGTCAAAAAAATGGATGGTTTAAAATTGATGAAAGAAAAGGTACGTTTAGCTTTAGCAGTAATTTATCACAAAAAATAATTTTACTACAATATATTTCTGACGGAAATGCTTATGATCTTGATGCTAGAATACCTAAACTTGCTGAAGAAGCTTTATATGCTCATATAATACACGCTATACTTTCTGTGTCTTCCGGAGTTCAAGAATACATTGTAAGAAGATTTAAACAAGAGAGAAGTGCAAAATTAAGAAACGCTAAAATAAGATTATCTAATCTTAAACTTGATCAAATTGTTCAAGTAATGAGAGGCAAATCTAAATGGCTTAAATTTTAATAAATGGCTGAAATTAAAAATAGTTTTCTAAGATCCAAGATGAATAAAGACTTGGATGATAGACTAATACCTAACGGTGAATATAGAGATGCGCAGAATATATCTGTAGGTAAATCTGAAGCCGATGACATAGGTGCTTTAGAAACTGTTTTAGGTAACGTTTTGCAAAGCGATTTTGGTTTAACTGGTTTTCAAACTATTGGCTATAAAAGTATAGAAAATAAAAATCAAATTATTGTTTTTTTAACAAACAACACTGATCATTATATTTATAGTTTTACACCTAATACTACTCCTGTACTTTTAGTTACAGGTTCTTTTTTAAATTTTTCAACAAACAATTTAATAAGTGGTATAAGTGTTATAGAAAATTTATTATTTTGGACTGACAATAGAAATCAACCAAGAAAAATAAATTTAAATTTAGCTGCAAATGGAACTTATTATACTGAAGAAAATCATATATCTGTAGCTAAGTACAATCCTTATCAACCGATAGGTTTATTACAAAAAGTAGTAACAGCTACAACAACAAGTTCTTCTACCGCCACACTTCTTATTGCAGACACAACTGGAATACAAAAAGGTATGTCAGTAGTGCAGTACAATAATGCTGATTTTGGTCCAGAAGATTATTTTTATGTTACTACTGTTAACGCTAATACTTCTGTTGTTTTAAATGCAGCACCTGCAACTATTAATGCTGGAGACATAACCTTTTTAGCAACAACAATGACAGGGGAAAATATTACTTTTGATTTTAACCAAGGCCAAGATTGGCCAGGAGACCCTGACTATTTAGAAAGTAAATTTGTAAGATTAAGCTATAGGTTTGAATTTGATGATGGTGAATATTCTTTAATAGCTCCTTTTACTCAAATAGCTTTTATACCAAAGCAAAAAGGTTATTTTTTAGGTAGCGGTGGAGGAACACCAACTCCTGATGACGAAGATGAAGCCTATAGAAGCACCGTAATAGAGTTTATGGAAAATGGTGTTCAAAACATTGAGCTTTTAATACCATTTCCAGATACATTAAACAATGTTCAACCAGCTGTTGGGGCTTCTTATAAAATAAAATCACTTGATATACTTTATAAAGAATCAGATGGTTTAGCTATTAAAGTAATAGATACTATAGATTATGATGAGCCAGATGAGTTAGGTAACACCTGGGTTTCAACAACTAATACTAATATATACAATTACAACTACCAATCTAGAAAACCATTTAGAACGCTTCCTACGGCCCAAACAACAAGAGTTTATGATAAAGTTCCAGTAAAAGCTTTAGCTCAAGAAACAGCAGGTAATAGAATTATATATGGTAATTTTTTAGATAAATATACTTCTCCTCAATTTTTTGATTACATAATAGGTGTAGGCCCTAAATCATTAGCTAAAAATTACGACAACTGGGCTGAATATCCTAATCATAACGTTAAACAAAATAGAAATTATCAAGTTGGTTTTGTTTTGTCCGATAAATTTGGAAGACAGTCAGATGTTATTTTATCTGGTGTTAAAACAGAAGCTATAGTTGCTGTTGATGGAACTGTATATGGAGGTGACACTGTATATAACCCTTTTAACAGTAGTACTAGTGATTTAAAAAGCTGGTTTGGTGACACATTAAAAATAGATATAAAACAACCAATACTTATAACGCAAGATGATACTAAAGGCACTCCTGGGTTATACGCAAACACGGGCACTGGCTACAACACTTACAACGCTACGCCAGCTAATCAACCTGTTATAAATGGCAATACTTACACTTTTACACTAGGAGCTGATCAAGTTGAAGTACCTACAGTTAATTCATATTTAGAGGGAGAATTTACAGATTATGTTAAAGTTACAAATATAACTAACGTTGGTGCTGATTACACTGTTACAACGGAAGGTCAAGTTAGCTCTATATATTTACAGCAATCTCCAACTAATCCTGATGTAAAATATAAATATAGTATAAATCCTATAGGTTGGTATTCTTATAAAATTGTTGTAAAACAACAAGAGCAAGATTATTATAACGCTTATTTACCTGGTATTTTAAGAGGCTATCCAACTCATGGTGGTGGAACAAGTCCTTTTCCAATTAATGAAGATAGTTCTACTGGTCATATAGTTTTACTAAATGATAATATAAATAAAATTCCTAGAGATTTATCTGAAATTGGTCCAGATCAAAAGCAATATAAAAGTTCTGTGCAACTTTCATTAAGAGTTACAAATAAACTTATCGGAGGTTCTTCTTTAAATAATGTTCAGTATTTTCCGGGTATTCTTACAGATACAGCATCGACTATAGCTACAAATGCTAACGATTTAAATATGGCTTACGCTGATTTAGATGCAAGAGGACATGATAATATTTATCAAACATCAACAAATCCTAGTATTGCTAGAATTACGTTTTCAAATAACTACACAGTTATACCTGGTGTTTTAGATGACAGCAATCAAAACGCCAACATGCAACCATATTTAGCTATATATGAAACAGAACCTCAAGATTCTTTATTAGATATTTTTTGGGAAACACCAACTGTAGGTTTAATATCAACGCTAAACGACGCTATACTTTCTGAATATGAAGGAGCTGTAGGCTGGTCAACATATAATTCAAACAACTTTACAGAAGCAATGAGTGGTGATTTTATAACAGGATTATCACCTGTTGATCAGTCTGGTGTTAATTTATTTAACACAGAATCATCTTCAATATCTGTTGTAGATAACACGGGCGCTGATGTATCTGGACAGTTTAGTATTACAAGAACTGGAGCCGGAACACTAGGTGATCCTCATTTATATAATTTTGGAAAAGTTGGAGATAACTTTGTATATAATTATAACCCTGACATTAGAAGTTATACTATATCTATGGTTATAACTAATAACGAACCTGCAACACCTGTAGTTTCTAATACTTTAAATATAAATATATTTTTACAAAACACTCAACCGATTATAAACGGAGGAGTTGCTCTGCCTGATGTCAACAATGTAAATCAAGATTTTACTGGAACAATTGTTGATATTGATGGTTTTAACGGGGCGGCGAGCACTTCTTTAAGAACTCAACAGTTAAAGTGGAGTATTTCAAACGTCAGTCCTTCTATTTATAATGGAGTTTTTTCTATAAATGAAACAACTGGAGTTGTAACAAAAACAACAACCGGAACAAACGCTGGAACGTGCACTTTAACAATTAAAGTAGAAGATGCGTATAATGGTTCTGCTTTAGCTAGTGGTTCTTTAAATCAAACCGCGACACAGGATATTAATATAGTATCTTCTGTTATTGGTACTCTTTTTTATGCTAGTGATTCTGGAGTATTTAATCAAAGTTGTCACATTAATGGTTCGTTAAACTCTACATGTGGTCAGTCTGTTTATTACAATCAAACGAGTTCTAGCCCTACTGTTGGTGATGAAATAAGAGTTGGTCCAAATGGATCAAGTTCTCCACTAGCCGCGGCAGGTTATTATTCTTACAATTGTGGTAATACAGGTCTTGGTAATAGAAATTACTTTCAAATATCTGGTAACGATGGTGTAATAGATGTTGTAAGTACGTGTTAAAATAAGTGATAATAAAATTATGGCAATAATAGAAGTAAAATATTTTAATTCCTTTTTAATAAAAAAGATTAAAACTATTGTAGATGCCGCTACAAAACCTACAGCGCCTTTTGCTAATGTGCCAGGTGGTTTTACGGCTGTAGCAGCTGATGATTGGTATATTGAAGAAGCAAGAATACGAGGTGGTTATAATAATACTACTGTTGATTTTGGTGTTAAAGCTTATTTAGATGAAGAAAATCCTAATCAACAAAATAGATTTAATACTTTAATTTACTCAGGTATATTTAACTCTAGAACTGGTGTAAATAATACAAATCAATTTTCTGTTGGTGAAGATATTACAAGGTCTACAGATCCAGCAAATGGTAAAATAATGAAATTATATGCAGAAGATACTAATCTAATTATATTTCAAGAAGACAAAGTTAGTAGAGCATTAATAGATAAAGATGCTATATATTCAGCAGAAGGAGGCGGTAGTGTAACTTCTAGTAATTTAGTTATTGGTCAAATAATAGCTTATGCTGGTGAATATGGAATATCAACAGATCCTTTTAGTTTTGCCGTGTATGGTTATAGAAAATATTTTACAGATAAAAAAAGAGGATGCGTGTTAAGATTATCAGCAGATGGTATTACAGAAATATCATCTTATGGTATGCATGATTTTTTTAGAGACGAATTAGCTAATACAACTAAAATAGTAGGTGGTTGGGATGCTCACAATAAAAACTATATAATATCATTGCAAAATGATAATTCTTACAAAACACTAGCTTTTGATGAAAGTGTTTTAGGTTGGACAAGTTTTTATAGTTATAAACCTGATTTTTTAGTTAGTTTAGAAAATAAGTTTTATAGTTTTAAGAAAACAACTAATAATGGAGAAGGAATATGGTTACAAAACTCAGGAAATTATTCTGAATTTTATAATCAAGTTTATAATTCTGACGTAACTGTTATACTAAACAAAGAACCTTCTTTAGTTAAAAACTTTAAAACTATAAATTATGAAGGCGCAATTGGGTGGGAAATAGATTCTATAACAACAAGTTCTGGTGACACCGGAAGTCCTATTAGCCCTTATTTATTACCTTCTTCGACAAACTTAAATACGCTTTCTGCTTTAGAATCAAATATATTTATAAATAACTTTAAAAGAAAAGAAAATAAGTTTTTTGCAAACTTAATAAATACTTCGCCTGCAACACCAGGAGAAATTTTATTTGGAGCTTCTTCAACTGGTTTAAAAGGATTTTGGTCTACAGTTAAATTAAAATTAGTTTTTTCAACGCTAGCAACAGACCCTAATTATTACGGAAATAAAAAAGAATTATTTGCAGTGTCATCTGATATTGTAGAATCATCATATTAAATTAAATGAAATTAAAAAAAATAAATGATATTTCTATTATTCACAATAATGGAGATATTGTAGTAACAGATAAAATACCTGTAACACACGAATTTGCTGATCAATTATATGTTAGATCTATGACTATGTCTAAAGGTCAATTAGTTAAAGGCGCTATACACAATGATAGCCACATCTGGTTTTTAATGACTGGTAAAGTTGCTATAAAAAATAATAATGAAATAGTTATACATGAAGCACCTTGTTATACTATTTCTGATGCTGGATCACAAAGATATATTTATGCACATGAAGATTCTATATTTATAAATGTACATAAAAATCCTAGCAATACTCAAGATATTAAAAAATTAGAACAAGAACTTGTTTCTTTAACACAAGAGCAATATGAACAAAAAAATAAATAAACTATGGCATTTATAGCAGCGGCAATTATTGGTGGTGTGGCAACGGTTGGAGCTACGGCGATAGGCGCTATAGGCGCAGGTAAACAAGCAAAGCGAGCTGGTAAAGAAAGAGCTCGTTTAGAAGATAAATTAAAAACTTTAGAAAATAAAAGACAACCTATAATTAACCCTTACGCTGGTGTGACAGATTTATCTGGTATGATAACAGATTTAAGTGATATGGTTTCTAATCCATACGCTAATTTAGGTGTAGCAACTAGTGCTGCTGAAATTGAAATAGAAGAAGCTGATATTGCGTTAGCAAACACACTAGATACACTTAGGGCTACAGGTGCTAGTGCCGGTGGCGCAACTGCTTTAGCACAAGCCGCTTTACAAAGTAAAAAAGGTGTTAGTGCAAGCATAGAACAACAAGAAGCTGCTAATGAAAAATTAAGAGCTCAAGGCGAGGATAATTTACAAAGATTACAAATGGCAGAAGCGCAAAGGGTTCAAGCAGGTTTATTTGGAGAAGCTCAAAGAATGCAAGACGTTGATGTTAAAGGCAAAAGCTTTGTTTACGGTGAAAAAGAAAGAAGAGAAACAGAGCAATTAAACAGAACTCAAGCGCAAATAACGGGTCAACAACAGGCTCAAGTAGCCGCAAGACAAAATCAAACATCAATTATAGCGGGAGGAATTGGAGCTTTAGGAAATATAGCTGGAAGCTATATGGGAGCTCAAAGTCAATATAATACAGCGCTTGCTAACCAAGGTATAAACCCAGCAACAGGTTTACCGTTTAAATCATAAATATGGGAGCATACGAAAATCCAGTAACAGTAGTCGACACTCAGAGTGGTCAGATTTGGGCAAATGCAATACAAACTTTAGGTGCTCAAACATCAAAAGTTTTAGACCAAGAAAGAGATAGACTTTTGCAACTAAATAAAAGCTTTGCCGTTAAACTTCAAAAAATACAAAAAAAAGGCGTAAAAGATTATGATGTACTTTCAAATGCTTTAGCTGAAGCAAACGTTACAGATCAACAAATTTATGATCAAGCTCAAGTGTTTCAAACGGCTAAAACTCAAGCTTCAACTAAATTATTACAAACAGGTAGACCACCTGAAGAACTTGCGCAGGCTCAAAAAGAATTTAACGATGCTAATAAAGCTTTAAAAGGTTTAATACCTTATATAAAATCTCGTGGAGAATCTACTCAAGATTACTTAGAACAAATAGGTAATAACCCTGTAAACGTAGGGCAACAAGGTTATGCGTCTATGACAGAAAATCAAGAATTTCAAGTTGGAACATGGATTGATACTGGTTTTTTAAAAGGCTCTAAAGAAATAGTATACGATAAAAATAAAGGTTGGGGAACTAAATATAAAGAATTAGATGATAAAGAAACAGGTGTTGATGATAAAGAGTTTACTATTTGGGGTACACAAGCTGCTAATTATTTGACAACCACTGTTCCAACTGTAGATAAAAGTTTAGAAAATGTTTTAGTAGAAAGTGGTATTATAGATAAAAATGGAAAGTTAACTTCAGCTTATCAATATTTTGATTCAAATCAAACTAGAGTTGAAAAAAGTAAAGATGGAAAAATAACAGCTGTTATTGTTGGGCCTAATTGGGAAAAAGCTGCAGTAGCAATTAACGATAAAGTTAATAAGATAGCTGATGGTTATTTAAAAGATCCTAAAGTTGCTAACGCGGTTTGGAGAAACGTTTTTGGTGAAGCTGAAGATTTAAACATTGTTGAAGGTGGTGGTGTAGACCCTAAACAAGTAGAAATATTTACAGAAAAACTTAAATTAAGAGCTGGGCAATATATACCTAATGTTGATTATGCTAGCGTTGATGATCCAAAAGTAAAACAATTTATACAAGAAAATCCTGGAGCTTTCGAAGTTAAAAAGTTTGGAAAAACAACTATACCATCTGGTAATACTTCTAGTAAATATAAAGACATATCAGCAGAAGAAAGCGCTGTAAAAATATATAACGAATTTGCAAGAGATCCATTAGGTGCTTACAATAGATATAAACAAGAACCAGACGAAAAAGCTACTTTAGTAGAAGGCTCTATAATTACAATTCCTCAATTTGATAATAAAGGAAATGAACAAGAACCTTTAAGATACAACATGGATAATAAACAGGAAAGAGGTATATTCTTTCAAGAGCTTTTAAATGTAAGCAAACTTACTGGTGGAGATGACAAAGGAAGAGCAATAAGATTAGTTTATCCTTCGTTAGTGGATAGTATGAGTGATAAATATATAGAAGAAAAAACTAAAAAATCTAAGAAAAAACTTCCTATAATTAAAAAAATAATCTAATTATGTACGAACTTGATGGTCAAGAATATAGTTTAGAGGAAATACAAAAAGCTGCAGAAGAATCTAATTTAACTGTAGAAGAATATATCCAACAAACTGGAATAGTAAAGAAACAAGCTGTTGCGGAGAATGTTGCGGACGTAACAGCGTTAAACGAACAAATAGCAACGGGTCAGAGTACGGACTTAGGATCGGAAGATATTTCTTTGGATTTAGAAAAGATAAATAATATAAATCAAAATTTTCAACAAGAAGATACGGTAGATGGTGTAACAACCGATCAACAACCTTTAGATGTTTTAGAACAAGAGGATTTAGAGTTATATATAGATGATTTAATAAAAACAAGAAAAGATTATTTAAAAACAGAGGAAAAAGAAAACAAAGTAGAAACAGAAATTGTAGAAACATTTGCTAATGTTACAGCAAATATGTTAAATGTTCCAACTAGTTTAAAAGGTAGTGTGCAAGATATTTTAGCGTCTAGTGTTTTAATAGGAAAAGACATTTTAGAACCTATAGTAGGAGAAAGAGAAGTTCTTACGGATTTATGGTTAGATCTTATGGAAAATTCTAAAAAAACCAAAGAAGAAATGCTGGATGTTAGTGTTAATGTTTATGGTGATGACAAAGACAAAGGTAGTAAATTTATAGAAGGGGTTAGAACTGGTGATGTTTCTGATATGGTAGGAGGAGCTGTAACTGGAATGACTAGTATAGTTACAACTATGGTGCCAGCTATACTAACTGGAGGTGCTTCTTTAGTTCCTCAAATAGTAGGTCCAATGATTTCAGATTATAATATTGAAAAAGCAAACGCTTTGTTTCCTGAGTCTGATAATCCATTAGAAGAGTTAGAAAATTCTGGTGAAACGGAAGTTTTTGCACCATTAACACTTGGAACTTTAGCCGCGGGTTTAGAGTTTGTTGGTTTTAAAGGTATTTCTAAAGCTATTATGAAATCAGCTTTTAATTACAAAGGTTTAGTTTCTTTAATATCGGCAGGTGGTGGTGAAGGTATAACAGAGGTTGGACAGCTAGGTATAGAAACAACAAGTAATGCTATAGCAAGAGGAGAAGACAAAGTAGATGCTGCTATAGAAGGTTTAAATGCCATGGCATCAGATCAAGGGTTAGAAGCTTTTGCTTTAGGCTTTATTGGTGCTGTTACTTTTGGTGGTGCAGGTCAAGTAAGACAAGCGAACGCTTACAGAGCTTTAAGAAACGATAGTAATGGCGTTAAAATACTTAATAGTTCTATAAAACAAATGGGTGACATCAAAAGAGAAATGAAGATGTCAAAAAGCAAACCCTATCAAGAAGCTTTACAAGTTGAATTACAAGAGGTTGAAAATAATTTAAAAACATATTTAGAAAATAATCAAAAGATACTTAATTTTTTAACAGTAGAGCAAAAAAACGAGCTAGTAGATTTAATAGAGAATAAAGATAAAATAAATATTCAAGGGCAAGAGTTATTAAATGAAAAAAATGCGGGCAATATTACTAAAAAACAATATGGTTATGCTATAAGAAGTTTAAATAACCAGAAGAAAAAAATTGATAATTCTATATTTAAAATTAAAGAAACTGTAAACTTAGAGCAAGTGTCTAAAGACATTGAGACTGCTAAAAAAGTAGGTGAAAAACTTGGTTATACTCCTAAAGTATTAAATAGCGAACAATTTAAAACTAAAATAGAAGAATTAAAACTTTCAAAACAAGACAAAAACGAAGCAATGTTGTCTGAAGGTTTTATTACAAAAACCGGAGAAGTTATTATAAATAAAGACAGAGCTGTTGAAGTTGGTGCTATAGGTGTTGGCTCTCATGAGCTGTTGCATCGTATAATTAGAAATGATTTATCTGATCCTGTTAGAAGAAAAGAAATAGTAGACAGTTTTAAAAATCAATTATCTCAAAAAGAATTAGCTATTGTTCAAAAAAGAATTGATGACAATTATAAATTTAATGAGGATGGAACTGAAAAAAGCGAAAGTGATTACAATGAAGAATATTTAACTGCTTTTTCAGATGCATTAAGATCTGGTGAGATAAGTTATGAAAAAACTTTATTTGAAAAATTAGCAGAACCTATTTTAAAAATATTTAGACCAAAAGGATTTACTAAAGCAAGTTTTAAAGACGGTAAAGATGTTTATAATTTTTTAAAAGAATATCAAAGAGAACTAGCTAAAGGTAGATTAACAGAAAGAGCTGAAAGATTAACTGAAGTAGAACAAGCTGGTGAAGTAGAAACTAAACTTTCTAAAACTATTGTTGCTGAAAACAAAAGATTATCTGAACAATTAAAAACCGCTACAGCACAAGAAGCTGTAGATATTAAAAACGATTTAGCTTTAAACAACGAAGGTATTGTAAATGATTTTGTTAATTCTAAATTTAAAAGTGGATTAGGTATAACTAAAAATGAATTTAAATCTGGTGTTCAAGAAGAAGTTTTAGTTTATTTAAATAGAACTTATGATCCTAGTAAGGGAGAATACGGGGCTTATATTAGAGAAGGTTTATTTGGTGGAGGTAAATTTGGTGGTGGTAGATTAGGTAATATATTAAAAAGATTAGGTCAAGAAGGGGATTTATTCACTAAAGAAATAGATGATAGAACAACTGCGGAAACATTAGACACAACAACAGAAGAAACTACTGAAAAAGTTGCAGAAAAACCTACTAAAGCAAAAGAAAGCTTAAGAAAAAAAATTAAACTAGATAAAGCTACTACACAGAAAGTTATCGATGCTGTTATAAAAACATTTGGTACTAAACTACCACCTGTAGATTCACCTCAGTTTAAAAAAGCCTTACAAAAAGGTTTTAGAACAGAACTTAAAACCACTATAGCTAAAGATGTTTTAGGATCAAGAGCAGCTTATGAAACATTTCTAAGAGATAACTTTGAAAATATTTATGAAGCTATACCTCAAGATATTATAAACAAAAGATTTAGACCTTTTGCAGAAGACACGGGTAAAAGAGAAAAAACTAAAGAAGGTAAAAAAATATTTAAGAAAAAAAATATTACTAAAGCGGAATTTATAAAATACTTTTTAGGTAGAGATGTTGGTACATCGACTAAAGGTACTAGAAAAGATGCTTTAGCTGAAGCATTAGCAGAAGAATTTGCTTTTGATGCTACGATGGAAACTATACAAAAACCAGAAGTTATAGAAAAAAGAGAGTTTGTAGACAAAACACAAACCACTGAAAAGGTTTCTAAAGCAATTAAAAGACCTATTGACTTAAAGTTTAGTAAAACCGCTAGTAACAATCAAAATTTAAACAAAAGTTTAAGAAGTTTAAAACCAGAAGAGCAAAATGTATACCGAGGTTTATTACCTGAATTTATAAGTTCAATTGCAGTTGATGATTATAATGTTGACGCCGCTTTTCAAAGTGTTTTTGGTAATTTTCTAAACAAAAGCGATGGAACACCTAGTAAAAAAAGAGAAGAAATAATAAGTGAATGGAAGAAAGTTAGAAAAAGTATTATTAAAAATCAAAAAGATTTTAAAACTGGAAAACCAAAAAAAATAAATATAAACGATTATTTAACACAGGCTTTTGAAGAGCAAACAGAAACAGAAGTTGTAAGAAATATATTAGGCGTGACTAAAGGTGGTGTAAATTTTAGAGACGATAAACAAATAATGGGTTATGTCAACTTTATGAATGAACTTGTTGGCTCTAAAATGCAAGAATTTAAAGGTAATGATTTAAAAATAGCTGATTATGTTGTAAATATTTTAGGTCCCACTCTTAGCGCTGGTGCAAAAGTTGGAGGTAATAATTTTATGTGGGAATTAAACAAAGAAACAGATTTGTTACACTTAGTTCCAAGTACATTAAAAAGAAGCAGTGGTTTAAGAACTAGTATTTTTGGTAATCAAAAAGAAATGAGTGAAGTTTTAATTAAACCTTTTTTAAAAAAACCTGAATTACTTACTTACAAAGGAAATGCTCCTCAATATAACGGTAAACCGTTGTTAAAACCTAAAGTTGCTCAAAAAGTAGACACTTACGTTACGTCTTTAAATAAAACCGGAGGTATTTCGAAAAATATGTTAGATGATTCTGCTGATTATGCAAAGAAAAATCAAAATGCCATAATTGATATATTAGATTTTTATAAAGGCTTAAATAAAGAAAGCGAAATAACTATTAATGATTTAGCTATGTTTTTTGCGGCTTCAAATGGCGATATGACAGCTTTAGTTAGAGCAGCCGCTAGAGTTGATAGCTTTGCAAAGTCAAAGTCTAAAAACAAAAAAGATTATAGATACGAACATAATCCACCAGCTAGAACAATGTTAGTTAATATGGCTAAGTATGTTAATGGTCAAATGACTTTAGAAGAATTAAAAAAAGGTTTTGATAGCTATACTGTTTCTATTATACCTAAACAAATGGATGATGTTATAAACGAAAGATATAAAGATTCTAGCCCCTTAGTGGGTTCAAGATATTATAATTCTTTTACTTTTGGTAGATTTCCTTTTTCAATGACTGTTTATGAAAAACAAAATAATGGAAATTATAAAACAAAAGTTTTAGGAGCTTTTGCACCACAAGCTTATAAAGAAGTTCAAGCAGCTAAAGCTAAAAACATAAATTCTTTACCATCTAAAATACAAACAAAATTTTCTAAAACAAGTAGTAATCAAAACGTTCTTAATGAAATGCAACGTTTAGACACTGAGGCTCAAGATGCTAGAATTAAATTTAGTAAATCAAAAGATCTTAATAAAGATTTTAATGATATAATTGAAAGAGCCACAGGTATTGGTACGGAAAAAAGATACGGCCAAACTAAAGCTAGAGCTGTAGGTGCAGATAAAGGTAAATTTAATTTACTAGGTATACCACCATCTGCTCAAGATTTTGTAGGTTTAACTAGATATTTTGCTGGTAAAGGTAAACAAGGTGATGAAACTATAGCTTGGGTAAAAGAAAACTTTTTAGATCCATTTGCTAGAGCTAATATAGATATATCAAACGCTAGAGTTGCTTTAGCTAATGACTTTAAAGCTTTGAAAAAATTATTAGGTGTTAGCCCTAAAGATTTAAACAAAAAAATAACTGGTGAACCCTACACCGTGGGTAACGCTGTTAGAGTTTATACGTGGATACAGCAAGGTATGACTATACCAGGTTTGTCTAAAGCTGATCAAAAAATACTAGAAGACTATGTTACTGCAGATGAAAACTTAGTTACATTTGCTAATGAGCTTATAGCTATAAATAAAGATAATGGTTATCCTAAACCTACTGATGGTTGGCTAGCTGGTACTATTACAACAGATTTACTATCAGGTTTAAACACTGTTGTTAGAGCTAAGTATTTAAAACAATGGCAAAACAATGTTGATGAAGTATTTAGCGAAACTAATATGAATAAGCTTGAAGCAGCTTATGGTAAAGGCTACAGAGATGCTTTGGAAAACATGCTTGGTCGTATGAAAACTGGTAGTAATAGAGGTTTCAAGGGTGATACATTAACTGGTAGATTTATTGATTGGATTAATAATTCTGTTGGAGCTATCATGTTCTTTAACATGAGATCTGCTGTGTTACAAACTATATCAGCTGTTAACTTTGTGAACTGGTCTGATAACAATCCGTTAAAAGCAGCGGCTGCATTTGGTAATCAACCACAGTATTGGAGTGATGTAATTAAACTTATGAACTCTGATTACTTAGTTGAAAGACGTAATGGTTTAAAAATAAATGTTAGTGAAGCTGATATTGCTGAGATTGCTGCTGAGTCTAAAAACAAAGCTAAAGCTTTTATAAGTAAAATATTAAAACTAGGTTTTTTACCTACACAAATAGCAGATAGTTTTGCTATTGCTTCAGGTGGCGCTACGTTTTATAGAAACAGATATAAAAGTTTAAAGAAAGAAGGTTTATCTGACAAAGAAGCTGAAGCACAAGCGTTTCAAGATTTTAGAGAAATAGCCGAAGAATCACAACAGTCGAGTAGACCTGATAGAATTAGCCAACAGCAAGCGGGTCCAATGGGACGTATTATATTGGCTTTTGCAAATACCCCAGCCCAATACGCTAGATTAATGCAAAAAGCCGCTAGTGATCTTAAGAATCGCCGAGGGGACGACAAAACTAATATATCTAAGATATTGTATTACGGAGCTATACAAAATGTTATATTTAACGCATTACAGCAAGCTTTATTCGCTATGGCGTTTGGAGATGAAGAGCCTGATGAAGAAAAACTAAATAAAAAATATACAGGTATAGCAAATGGTATGGCTGATTCACTATTAAGAGGTGTTGGTTTTCACGGTGCTGCTATATCTACACTTAAAAATGTAGTAATGAAATTAGCTGAAGGCAAAGAAGCTCAAGATGCTGCAATAGAATTACTAGATATTTCGCCTCCTATATCTTCTAAAATAGGTAAATTAAAATCTGCTGGTAGAACATGGGACTGGAACAAGAAAGAGATAATGGAAAAAGGTTGGTCACTTGATAATCCTGCTTATTTAGCAGCTGGCCAAGTTATTAGTGCCGCTACAAA